CCTTGCGAACGCCTTTGTTGAGAGTAAGGACCAACAACGTCGTCAATTGTATCAGCAAACGTACAATAAAATTTGTTGTTTTGGTTATAGACATAAGGTTTATCCTTACCCCAAACAAAACAAACTTTTTTTCCGCCGTCGATTAACTTTTTATAATCATCAACTTCGTCACGAATTAATTGCTTGCCTATAGAACTCAGCTGAATATTGTAATTGAAAAAATACTCGTGGTTGTTTTTCGTGTTTTCGAAAAACTTAAGAGCCACGTCAGGTATTTCAATCAACCTAAACTTGAAATCATAACCAGAGTTTTTTAGTTTTTTTACGTCAGGTAATACAACGTTCACGATTTCAGCATTTTGATGATTTTGTAAATTTCCTGTTAAACCGTAATTCCATGTAACGGCAATTTCGTCCACCTTGCAACCAGCGTCTAACCAAGACATTAATATGTTATGGCTGTCGCTCCCGCCGCTGTACCAAAGAACGCAGTAGTCATATTTATCACGTATTTGCCTGGCTCTTTGCTTATAAAGTTCCCAAAGGTCAATATCAGGCTCTGTAAACCAATCGAATCTCGAAAACGCTTCGTCATTGAAAATCCAACTGACTTCAACGTTCGATTGTTTAGACCACTCAAGTGCTTCAAACTTACTGAAAGTTTTTCTATTACCAACTTGATAAAACCCAAACTTATCTGGTGTCATAACAATCCTAAAAGTGGTAGGCGTGCAAGGATTTGAACCCTGTCAAGAACAGTCATCTACTGCTAAAGGCTTTATAAGTGCCTCCCGTGTACCAACACCCACGCCCAATAATGGCGGTTCCTGAAGGATTCGAACCCTCGACCCACGGAGTAGAAATCCGTTGCTCTATCCTGCTGAGCTAAGGAACCAAAAAGGTGGTGGGTTTATTCTGTTTCCAAGTCAAACCCACCGAAAACTCATGCTCAGGCAGCGAGTGCCACAGCTAGAGGTGCATTATCGTTAGCATCTATAACGTTTGCATCGGTCTCTTCGTACCTTTATCACAGCCTGTCGAAACTAATTTCGTCCCCAGCAAAAGCAGACTCGAGGTCGTCAACCTCAATTAAGTGTGACGCAATCTGCTCATGGTGGAGACGTCGGGTACTGCCCCCGAGTCCAAACTGTCTATTCCTTACGCCTCAACAACCAAGCAATATATTTAGTATAGCTCATCACTCGTCAAAAGTCAATCAAAAAAGTGACCTTGCCTAAATTTATTTTTAGCGATGAAAGCATCAGCTTCGGGGCGGTACATATAATACTGAAGAACCCTTGCAAGAGCATTAGAGGTTTCTTCGCTATCATAGATATCCTGATACTCGTAATCTTCGAGAGGCTTTTCCTTCTTTACCAGACGGGCAACCTCTTCCTGACAAGAGATATATGCCTTCTGAAGGTCTTCGACAATAATCTTGTTTACGATATCGTCATCAATTTCAAGCTTCATCTTCAATCTCCGTTTCCCAGTAACGGCTGTAAAAGTGTTTACCACAAGCATCAATTTCTTTCTGAGGATATCCCTGCTCGATAAACCAAGCAATCATATCCTCAGGGCGAGGGTCAGGTAGTGGCTTAGGGAAGCCATACTTCCAACCAGAAGGCGGATCAACCATCAACACGGTTTTCATTTTACTCACCACTCATCTCCTCAATAATACGTAACACTACCATTTCATCTTGAAATGCATCATTGAACCCAACTTCCCAGGCTTCCCAGAGCAAAGCTTCCGTAACTTCGCTGTATGGGTTAGGAAGGAATTTATTAGACTTCAGGTTATGCTGATTAACAGCAGCGTACCCTTGTACATATGTCTCACGTTCTGCGAGGCTTGGCCACATAAGATATCTCTCTTCCTGCATTAAAAGTTTCCTGGAGCTACCTGGAAACAACGGATACCATTCTCACGCCACATCTTTACAACACGATCACGGTCTTCAAAGACAAGAGAAGGATTATACCCTTTCGAGCGCATGTCGTCAAGCATTTCCTTTTTGATTACCGAATCGTCGCGACGATCGCCAGCTGGGCGCATGAACAGTTTTGTGTAGCCGATGTCATTACAGTCAAGCCACTTCTCGGTAACTACACGATAGCCCTCGTCACGTCCCGTGCAGATAAACACTGGGATGTCTTGATCTAAGGCGTAGTCGAGGAACTGCATGACGTCGGTGTGGACGGGGTCCTTGTCCATCTCTCGGAACCAGCCGTCCCAGTCCTTCTTTCCATTATCAAGAAAGTGCTGACGGGCGCTGGAGTCGGCAAGAGTACCGTCGATATCAAAAATCCAACAGTTAAGCATCAAAATTCCTTCCAGATATATGTTGAGTTCTTCGTTTTGAACCTCACGTTCGAACAGCCTTGGTCATCGATCCATTCGTCAGTAATTTCTGTAACAGGTGTCGTTTGCCAGTAATCCTGCCCCGAATACGAACGAGCGTAATATGAACCTACACGAACCCCACAACCAACACGAGGGTAGTAGCATCCAGGGATAGGCTGATAGCTTTCTTGGTCTAGGATCTCACACATAGGTCCAGAGTCACCTGCAGTTCCGTCTACACGATATAAAGAGTACTTCATCACACCACCTTTATTAGCACAGTGTTTTCATTCATACGAACTTGGAGAGGCTTATCAGTTTTTAACTCGTCCATCAACTTCTTAAGGACTATCTTACCTGATTTCTGTATCTTTTCAAGAATTATTTCCGTCTTACGGCTAGTTCCTTTGCTACAGCTTGAACTTTCGTCGTAACCAGTTATGCTCGCGCCTTTTACGTTTAGCCCGCCACGGTCAAGAGCTCTGAATACAGATACAACCTTGTTTTTCGTATTAAAGCACCAGAGTTCTTGAGCGCCAAGAACCTTTTCTGGATTGACCGAAGCAATTTTGTAATTGTTGTCTTCCTTCTGGTACTTGAAGTTCTTCAAGATCTTTTCTTTAGAGACAGCGCGAGGTTTGCTTGGCGCTCTTGTTTTTTTGACAACCCCAGCGTACTTGTCAGCATCTGTCACAATGTTATGATAAAACTTGATACGTTCGCCAAGCTGTTTCTTGGTCATATACGCATATGCTTCTTTCAGCTGCGGACACTTTCCTTCGTACGCCTCGATAAGCTCTGTGAGTGGCCCAGCGTAATATGCAGCAATCATCGGAGCGTATGTAGCAGGAATCTCCTTTGCCTTGAGCCAATCGTAAACAGAAAAGTCTTCGCCAGCATCGATCATTTCCTCAATTTCGCCGATGATATCATGAGCACGCTCACGCATACGATCTTGCACGGAGGCTCTGGGCGTCGAGCTTTCAGCTTGAACCTTAGCCTTCGTCAAAGTGTAAGCGAATGTTTTTTCGAAGAACTCTATAGAGTGAGCGGGGACTTCGTAATCCTTAGCAAGCAAACGGGCGATCCAAGCGCAAGTGAGGTTAACCCACTCGTCAGGGATAGATTTGAACTTCTTGACTTCATCAAGTCTACCCTGACTCTTGAGCCAGGTTTCTGTATACTCGCGAGCGTCGCTCTTGTCACACATACAATTGTACCAATTACAAGCTTGTGCAACTTCGCCCTCTGTCATAGCACCTAGGAACTCTGGCTCGTCGCCCATATATTTACGGTTGATCAAATAGGCTTCGCTGTGCGAAACTCGAGGCTTTTTAACTGTTTTTGCGATAAGTGCTTGACGACGAGCCATAATTTCTCCTTAAGACATGAACTTCTTGAACAGCTTGATTACAGCGTCAATGTTCTCGCAGTTGACAGCGAGCTTCTGACGTTTCCCATCAGGCAACGGTTCATTATAGCCGTTTTGCGCCAGCCATTCAATGATTTTATTTTTGATTGACTCAACCTTTTGTTCTTCGCCAAAATTGACTTCGAACGTCACCTTGATTTCTTCTTCGTTGGGCGACCAATACCACATCATATAGATAGAGTTACGGGCGTTGCTGAGGATAAATGTAGTACCTGAATTGATTTTTATCTCTCGAACGCGACCCTTGAATGCGCTCTGGTAATTATCAATGTACCAATCAGGAAACTTCTCAAAGTTGTCGTACTGATCTAGCGTGAAATCAGAGAACATTGAAGACAGGGAAGCCACGTTGAAACACTCCTTGTAGTGACCCGCAACAACGTTGTCGCTCGGGTTGAGTTGATTGATCAGAAAAGATTCTAAGAGCAGTGAGGGTTTGTCGTTGAATTTCTCCAAATTCCTCGCTACTATATTACATTGCTCGATGCTATACCCTTTATCTTTCAGGTGCGCTAAGCAACGATCACCAACTCCTTTGCCAACGTATATCACCTCGCTATATTCGTTGACATAGTTGTAGATATACTGACCAAGAGTTTCAAAGAACTCAAGAGTCGGCTTCATGAAGCCTTCCTATGTTCATGATACTTGTTTTTATTTTCAAACCTCGAAACCCACTCTAAATTTAAGGGGTCGTAGTTCAACGGGTCATGATCGATATGATTGACTTCCCAAAAATGGTTGAAACAATTTTTCACCGATTGTGGTGTGTTTTTCCAATCTTTTTCCGAAACACCAGGCGGCAACGGTTTATCAATGAACGTTTCCGCAACAACTTTGTGTACGCTAATTTTCTTAGGAATTTCGTTGATACTTAAAGTCACCATCGGGTATTTTGTATTACCTGAAACGCTCGATCTAATTTTGCGCGCCCACATTTCGTAACAATGAAATTTTGCGTAAGCGGTGCTATAAATATCGCCGTTCGAATCTAAAAAATAGGAAAGAACAGTTTCCCCACCAAGCTTGACGGGAGTTAACGAAGTGGTTAGTTTTTCTTGATTGTAAGCCATCACACAGCCTCCGCCATATCGATTGCGAGCTCAAGAGCCTTGGTCTTAACACCCTTGTTATAACCGTACCAAGCAGAGGCAAGGCGGGTGTCCGCCGAACGACCAGCAAGGTGATCGGTCAGGTAGGTCACAGCGTTGAATGGCTGCCACCAAGTGCCCTCGGCGTACTCGGCTCCAGGTTGAGTGTGAAGAATATCAAGAGCAAGCTGGGCGCTCTTCGACACTTCCTTCTTCTTGGTTTCATTAGAGCCAGAGACAGGAAAGATTCGAGTGAAGTACTCGACAATGTTCTCTTCCTTAGCCTTCTTAGAGCCGAGGAACGAAGCCATATCCTTGTACTTAGCGAGCTTGTCGGTAGCGATGCCGAGCATTTCCTTCACAGCGGTCGGCTCAAACACCTTGCGGTGGCTGATCTTCGCCATACGCTCAACCTTAGAGTTGAGTGAGAGCGTCAGAGTGTTATTACACACAACACGGATAGGCGTAAAGCGAACGTCGGTAGAGTGACCGTAATTGTGGAAATTTGAGAAGAGAAGGTAGGAATCGATCTTGTCGCCCTTGAAGAGCTCGAAGCTTTCCTTGATCTTCGCAAGACCCCAAACGATCTGACCGTTACGCAGCGAACCAGCCGTATGCATTTCCATATCGCCAGCGCCAATGAACTCGTTGAAGAAGTCGAAAGCTTCCTCATTCTGTACAGGATTCCAGTCGTCGGAAACCACGTCCAGGATAGAGTTATCGAAAGAGCGGACCAGAGCCGAGTGACCGACAGCTACAGGCTCGCCAGCGACAATAGCGTAAGCGGGAGACTTAGATACGGTCCAGTCAAGCCCTGCCGCCTCGAGCATCTGAGCTGGGGTAAGATCGCTAGGAACCTTAACACCGAGACCGTGCCAAGGGGTATCACCAGAGTAAGCCATTTGAGCTTTACCGTTGACGTATTCGATATTGTGTGCCATTTGTTTGCTCCTGTTTTCAGTTTACAAGTAATTATACCGTAGGGTTGATTCAAAGTCAAGTGAATATTTTCGATAAGTGCAGGGCGGCATAACAACGAACACAGCTGCACAGAACGAAAACACAGCATAGATCCTAAGAACTTCCTCCATCAATGGAAGATGTCCTCGTCAGCGTCGGTAGCGAAAGTTGGGTACAGGTAGTTCTCAAGGAACGAGATAGCGTTTGAAACGGCTACCAGAGCCTCGTAAGCCTCAGACCCCATTTCAGCGTCCATTACTACGTTGCAGACCTCAAGAAGTTCCTGGTTGATAGATTCGATACGGCGAACCAACGTGAGCTTATCCATTTTGATTTCCTTAGACATAGTGGGCGGGGAAGAGCTTAGACAGCGCTCCTGGGTCGCCATAGGTCGAGAACTGACCAGCGTGATGGGAACCTTTGAAGTCCCAGATACCGAACTTTCGTCCGTCGATCTCGAACCCCCAGGAGTTTACTACCTTGGTTGGGTCGTCGTCAATATTAGGACCGAACCCTAGGATCTGGGTGATCGTAGCGACATTAATGTCGTACAGAGTACCAGTTTTTGAAGCACCAGCGATATTGATCGGCGTGATATACATCATCATTCCCCTCAGTCAGAAGCCCAATCGTTAAGCTTGTATTCCCAGAAGTCAGCGTAGTTCTTGGCTTCCTCACCAACCTCGGCTACCGTCATAGCTTTGATGTAGTAGCCGCCTTGCTTCGCCTTGATCTCCTCGAGCTTGGCGATCAGGCGGTCGATACCCTCGTTCATACGTTCATCAAGTGAAGTCATCATATTCTCCTAGAAACCGTTCCGTTGAAGCCGACCGTAATCAGCTTGAAAGGAACGGACCCGTAGGTCCGAACCAGAACCAATCACATATCGTCACGAACGAACTTGGGGCAAACGTCGAGCAGACGCTCGTCACGGAGGATAGCGTTCACTTCCTCACGGGCGAGAGTAGGGTCGAAGTCAGAGACACCCTCGCCTTCGGGAGCGGCGACCCGAGTACCGTAGTCACGGACCTTGCCCTTGGGCTTCAGCTTCTCGGAGACCTCACGCATGCGAGCCAGGTTCGCTTCCTTGATCTTAGCAATTTCATCAACGTTCAGCTCGACCTTAGCCTTGGTCACCTTCAAGCCAACTTCCTTAAGAAGCTTCTTAGCGGGAACCGCCTTGGACTTAGCCGCCTTGGGCGCCTTAGCGACCTTCGCCGCCTTGGGTGCCTTAGCAGCCGTAGCAGCCTTGCCCTGTCCAGGTGCGATGCCGAGGCGAACTGCGCGCTGGTAACCAGCCTTGGCAGTTGCGTAGGGCATAGAACCGAGCTGCGAAATCAGCGCGATGCAAGCTTCGCGGCTGTGATCAGGGTGATCAGCCATGATAGCCGCAACCTTAGCGCGATTGGTACCGGTGTATTGCTTAGCCATTGTGTAAACTCCATTTTCAGAGGTGGGCGGTAGTGCCCGTTTCAATTTCAACCTATTCTTAGGATACGGTATTAGGGGAATTAAGTCAACGGGTAATTTATTGCTCTGTTGACTTTTTTTATCTTTTTTTTGTTTTGAGGGAACCGCAGCGCCCTCAAACTCCGCCTTGGCTGTTACCACGTGAGTGCAGGAGCGACGGTAGCCGAACCCGACGCAGTTGCAGCCCCACTGAGCGCCCTCGCGGGTCACTAGGTAGTTCTGCCCAGGCTTGGTACCGGGAACCGCCCAGGTGCGCTTTTGCGCCTCGGGAACGGCTGAAGCTTGGCTGTAGCCCTGTATCCTCGCCTTTTCGATAACCCGGAACGGGAAATCAACATTACCAGTGCCAATACAAATTTGATCAGCACTCACCCAACTAGGGTTGGGCAATACGGTTCCGGTGTATGACTGGTACTGTGCGATAGGGTAAGCATAAGCTTTCCTGTTCGCCCAAAGAGGGCTAAGCGCCCTCACCGTTATTGTTTCGCCTATGTTCATTTTTAGGCGACCTTTTTCACGCGCTTAAGCGGGGCAATATTTTCAATATAAGCGCCCGACTCAACCTCAACAATAGTGTAATTAATTTGAGGATAAGCGCCCTCAGCGTTTTCAGCCTCAACCATAAGGAGTTGAGCTTCGCTGTAAGTGGCGGCGACGGCTATCACGACCCGGTTTTTAAACACGACGTAGACCATAGGGTTCACCTTTCAGTTTCAAACTCATTATCCCTAATCTACGCTAGTTTTTGATTTAAAACAACTAAAATCGCAACAGGGCAATAAAAAAAAGGAACTTTTCAGTTCCCCTTTAAAATCAAGCACTTAGCTTTTTCATAGTCAACTCTCCGTTGAGCCAACCTATAATCTACCGCAATTTTGAATTAAAATCAAGAAAATAATTCACGAACCTGGTTTATATATAGCGACTTGGGCTTGACAAACAGTTGAGGCTCTTCGTGGTCAACGGCTATCATGATGGCAATTTGAGGTACTTCAATCCCGTGACGTTCCTCCGCCATCATTGCATAGGATGTTGCCTGGAAAAAATAGTTCTGAATCCACTCTTCTTTTTTGAGCTTGGTCGAGGTTTTGAAGTCAACCACAGACATCACACCATCAAACTCAGCAATACAGTCAGTAGCACCAGCCGTCATAAGCAAGTCTGAGTACATAAAATGTTCAAGCGCATAAACCTTACCGATATGATTATCAATCAGAGGACGTAGCGTCTTGAAAGTATCGATGTTGGCTGGCATGCTATTGGGTGGATATGACTCCTCATTCAAAAGGTAGTTCTCGCAAATTGTATGAATGGCGGTTCCACGATTGGCAGCTCTAACGGATATATTTGTGGCTTCCGCTTCACCAATCCTTTTGCGCCATTCAATCAAATGTGTCTTGTCAGTTTTTCGACCGAGAACTGTGGTAACCGATGGGTAGGCTTTACCCGATGGGGTAACGTAATGACGCGCCCCATCGATTGTTACTCTTTCCAATTCAATCTTAGGAAGGAACTGATGCTCAAATGTTCTCTTACGCAACGATTTTGAGTCTGTCTTTAGCAATAATATATTCCTTCACCATAGCAGAGCGAACGATATCATGCTCTGTAAAATCAACATAATCGAATGTTCTCATTCGCTGAATAATTCTCATGAAATCAGTCAGACCGTTTTTTTCATGTTCTTTTGTAAAATCAGACTGGCGGAAGTCACCACAGAAAATGATCTTACAATTTTTACCAACTCGAGTAATGACGCTATCTAACTCGTGTAATGTCATGTTTGCAATTTCGTCAACAACAATAATGCAATCATTGAGAGTGATTCCACGAATGAAAGATGTGCTGATGAAGTCAACTAGACCTTTATTTTTAAAATATTCATATGCATCTCCTCTTTCAAAAAGCTCTGAGAAAATAGCTAGATAGGGAGCTTCATAGACCTTGGTTTTTTCTTTATTGTTCCCTGGCAGGAATCCCATGTCTCGGGTAGGTACGACTGATCTAACAATAATAAGCTTTTTGTATCTTGAGGGGTCGGATAAAATGTTTTGAAGGGAGAGGTATATCGAGAGGAATGATTTACCAGTTCCTGCAATTCCGTGAAGTAGAAGGTTTTTTCCGTCATGATACTTTTCAAAAGTTAACCTTTGGTTTTCTGTTAGTGGTTCTATATTTTTTAATCGAAAATTTAATTTGAGAGAGTTTTCCTCTGCTTGACCTTGTTGTTGAATACGACGCTGTTTACGAGTTAGTCTTTTTTCTTGTTGTTGGGTCATTAAACTCACTTTAAAATGTGTTCACAGTGCTCCCACTTACGCCTTTAGAGTTGCCCTTCTTTATATTTTTAAGCAGATCACGGAAACCTGAATCTGGTTTCTGCAACCCCCTGCCAGAATGGATCAAAGGAGCCCCATGAACGAGTTGCGTTATGTGTTTGTTGTCTTCAAGAAATACATTTAGAGCCGAGATTGACATGAAGTCCTCGAACTCCTCGCCAGTATCATTATTTAGAAATTTATAAGTTGGCATTATAGTTTGTCCTCTTCGAACGTAGAATAGTTAGCGTTCCACTCTTCTACAAACGGGTCTTCAACCAAATTACTAATGTCTTTAGTACGTAAAGCACGTTCGAAACGACGCTCCTTACGCTTGTCTATACGGTTACGAGTATCTTCTGGATATTCTTCTTCCGACCAATCATTCTTACGGAACTTACGGATCTTCTGGTTGCTCATTCTGGGATAAATCCTGGGAACGCTTCGTTAACAATTTCTGGGGTGATACCCTTCCAAGGCAGCTTCTTTTCTTTCATAGCACAAAGCATTTTTGCATCGGCAGGGGCAATCGTTTCTAACATTTCAATAAACAGAGCTTCACGCTTCAACTGCTTCAATCCAGGGTGACCACCCTCAACGAAATATGCAAGTTTGCGGGCATCACGGATAAAAACGTTCTCCTGATCGACAAGATCATTCACTTTGTAAGGGGGCTCTCCCTCGGGAAGCAACCACTTGATACGTGGATCAAATGTACCCTGAAGTACGGTGCGGATAACGTAGCTGTCGTTAGCCCTTAGTGCCGCAACCTTTTCTTCTTTCTTTTTGAGCTTGCTGACCTTTTCAAGGAATTCAGCAACTCCTACTCGCATAGCCATTAGAATTCTCCGATATGTTCCATTAAATGTTTAAGTTTGTTTGCGATAAAATAGTTGAACATTTTATCACGTCTTTTATTTTCTTGTGATCGATATGAATCAATCACTTTGGTTGATATTTCATCGGGCACTTCACTTAGGTCAATCAGCTTTTTATTACGCTGATAATTTCTATACAATGGCCCATCTAAATTATCTATATTTTCGATGATGTTAATGATTTTCTTGCTTGTTAGTGGTTTCTGGCGCTCCCCCACAACAAAGCAATTATCAGAAGAAAGTACGTTAGGTACGCCATCGCCAGAATCTCCCTTAAGAATATGTTCTATTAGGTAACGATCCGGGTTGTCATGACTGATCCACTTTTTACGAACAGGGTCATACTGCTTAACATTATCGTACTTATGGAGCTGAATGAAATCTTTATCGCCTGATAAAATCAAAAACCCTTCTGGAACGATTACATCGTTAACAAGAGTTGCGATAACGTCATCTGCTTCAGCGGCTTCAATATCAATAACTTTGTAGGGAAAATATTCCTTGAGCTCTGCACGGATCTTGTTGAGGCATTCAAAGATAGCCTTCCAATCCATCTCAGAGTTTTCTTGATTTTTTTTACGGTTCGCCTTGTAATAAGGAAACAACTGCTTACGCCAGTAGTTGGTGTTGTCGCATGCAATAACCAACTCGCCAAACTCATCGCCAAACTTCTGTTTGTACGAACGTAAAGAATTAAGAACCATATGGCGAACCATAGACTCTTCAATTTGAGCGTTTGTATGGTTACCCAACTGCATCATCAAGTTGGACAACATCACCTGAGACAAGTCAACAATAATCATGATATATTAGCTCTCGCTATCCTCTTGTATTTTGAACTCTTCAAGGTCTAGGTCTAGCTTACCTGCTAGGGCGTATTTTCCGTTGCCCTCTGAAACGAACACGTTGTCGGAGATAAACTGGAATGGGTGTTCTATGTCATGATACTTACACAACATAGAACGTAACGCTTCTACGAGAAAAGAACCATCTTTTACGTAGATATCTATCTCATCATCTTCAGTAGCAAAATCGAACCCTGCCAATTCCATATTATGGAATAGCATAGGAACGATGGTATTAATTGTTTCGTTGATATGATTGTATTTGATGTTATCGACACTGATCGATACTTGCTCTTCCGTGATGTTTTCCGAAAGAGGCTTCTTGGAAGGAAACTGTATTACATTACCCATGTTTTAATAATACCTTAGAGGCTCATAAAAGTCAACTACTATATTTAGCAATTCGTTGCTATACGGCTACCCCATTCGGTAAACGCAAAGTCGTAGATTTTACATTCAGTACCATCAGTAACAACGTCAATCACATTTTGACGCTTGGACGGGTCTACGTAAAAAATAAAAAAACCACCACCACCAGCACCAAGAAGCTTACCTCCCAGAGCTCCTGCGCCAATAGCTCTAGAATATACATCATCGAAATACTCGTTCGTGATTGAGGTTTCGACCGCCTTCTTATCCATCCAAGCATCGTGTAACAAAGCTCCAAAATCGTCTAGCTTACCTTCTTTCAAATACCTCGCCCCGACGAATGCCTTATCACGACTAGCACGTACAAGATCAAACTTTACTTTATCGTCCATTGCAGCTGCTTGCTTCTGGAGGATAGAGTTAGCATTACGACCACGACCCGAATAAACAAGTAGCAAACGCTCTTCAAGATTACGCCAAAGATCTGGGTTATATGTCGTTGGACGAATTTCAACTGAACCGTCTTTATGGAATTCGAATAAATTCAACCCACCATAGGCTGAAGCATATTGGTCCTGCTTACCAACAGGATACTTACATAATTCTCGCTCGATATAATAAGCTGTTTGTGCAAGGTATTCCCTTGACATCAATCCTACATGTCTATCTTGATTAGCGAGAACGTTTACCAAACCAAGAGTGAATGCTGATGATGAACCAAGCCCAGAACCCTTAGCAAGAATGTCAGCGATAGAAGCAACTGTTACTTCTCTATCGATATTAAAATGCTTCAGGCTCTCACGGGTGATAGCATGTTGCATCTGTTCTACATCCGGATACTCTTCTATCGTATCGTACATAACTTTCACACCAAGATGTGGTGTTTTATGCATCATGACATAGATATACTTGTCGATAGTAACAGAAAGAGCTGCTCCCTTTTCCTTTTCATAAAACGATGGCATGTCACTGCCACCGCTGAAAAATGAAATACGAAGCGGAGTCTTAGAGAGAATCATTACGAAGTCCTATAAACAAACTGAGGCTTTGGCTTACCACGTGATTCTACAGTAGGATACTGAGTAACAAGGTTCTTAAGTGTTCCTTCCCACTGAGACTTGATTCTTGTTAAGTTATAACGACTGTCAACAAAAAGTTTATTAAACTGAATCATATCTTTATGTTCGTTATTACGAACAACATTGATAGCAGCATTTAGATGCTTGCCAAAAATATTAGCATGGTTATCCTTGCTTTCTAGATCAGCATGATACATTACATTCAACCCACCAGAGGTTTCAGGTAGAGCGCCAACATTCGGATGAACACAAACCAAACCAGCAGACATAGACTCAAGCATAGCACGACAAGAAGTTTCTAACCAGATGCTAGGATATGCGAAAATATCTGCTTTGTTCAAATGTTCCTTTAGATCAGCATTAGGAACGAATCCATGATAAGTCATCTGTGGGTGATTACGGATGACATCATAAAGAGGTTCAAACTGCTCGTCTGCCTTATCCCATCCATAGATCTTAAACGATGAGAAAACATCAAGATGAATATCTTTATGCTGTTCGGCTAGCTGAATGAATACAGGAATAAGAATATCAAGACCACGTTGTGGCGTTGAAGTGTATACTAAACGGATAGTCCCATCGTTTGGCTTTTCAATTGGGGGGGCTGGTTCTATACCAGACTCAAGAACAATCGACTTATCGTTGTATGGAATACCATGAATCAGCTGATAGCGCTGCATCTGCCAATTAGAGATAAAGACATACTTATGAAAGCTATCTTTAAAATCCTGAGTTTGAAACTTTTTCGACTCAGGGTCTTCCGGAAGATCGTGACACCAGAAAAGACGAATTTTTTCCCAATCAATATCTCTAGGACGAGAACAAATAATTTGGAAATTTTCAAGAAGCTCTGGGTCTAGGATTTCAGCAAGCTTACGCTTTGCTAGTTCTGTTCCGCCGTTTGCATTAATCGAAATTTCGTTTTCTTCAAATCCGCTCATAGCTTAAATCCTGACTTAACTGCATCATCATAAAACATTTGACAGGTCTCCTTAGAGAACTGAGTTAGATCCTTACCAAATGACTTGACCTTCTTAATTAGGTCGTTCGGCATCGTGATGATATCACAACCAGCCATTCTTGCTTCACGATACGCATACGCCTGACGTGAAGAAGCCCAAAGGAACTCGAAGTTAGAAGTTGTTCCACGAACTGAATCGTAATAATCAATACCGTTAGCAATAATATTAATTGGATCAAATCCAGCATCGGCGATGCGCCCTGCAAATACAGAGATAATTGCACGGGTATTTGGGTTCAAAAAGTTGATTACGTTCTTAATCTGATTAACAGTAAAAATAGCAGTTACGTTAAGTTTGATACCTTCATCAGAAAGTGTCTTGATTATATCATAAGTGTTACGACCATCAATATGCATTACAGGAATTTTGACGTAGACGTCGTAACCACCTTCTTCGCCCCAGGAATCAATCAAACGAGCCTGACGAATAATTTCAAAAGGATCATCAGCAAAAACTTCAAGACTTAAATTTGTCTCGGGTCGATTAGTTGCAAGATAATTAATAGCTCTCTTAGCAAAATCTGTATAATCTGTAATTCCTGCCTGACGCATAAGAGTTGGATTAGTCGTGAATCCCTTAATCATAGGATCCTTAGCAGCTTCGATAATACCTGTCATATCAGCGCCATCGGCGTATAATTTAATCATATTTTGGCTCCAAAAAATCATCAACAGTGTCAATAAGTATTGCTGCTTGCAACACATTATCAACTATGTAGTCTGGTTGTTTATCTTTATGTTCTATAGGATAGATGTAGGTTTTACCAACGAAAATTGTACTGAGTTTGCTTTTATTCCCAGCAACAATATCTTTCCAACGATCACCAATTATATATGAACTTCCACGATCGATCTGATATTGTTTTATCAGAGTTTCGATCATACCATTATTTGGCTTATACCAAGCAGATCTACGTTCGAAAGCACAAAGAACTTCATCAATCCCAAGCCAGGATTTCAGTAATCTGTTCATAAGTTGAAGGTGTGGTGCTGGTAGTTTTCCGTCATATACGTCTGGCTGATTCGTTACTACAAATGTAGTATAGCCTAAACTCTTGATTAAGTCAACAGCATGTTTTGCGCCATCAACAAATTGAAATTCGTTGATATTCCAAGGAGCTGTATACTCATCGCCATGTTTTACGAGATGGTTAAGAACACCATCTCGATCAAAGAAAACAGCTTTGTTTACCATTTTGTCTGGTTAATTTGCAACTTTGGATGAGAAACGATACAGTGCCATACTACAGCCTGGAATGCTTCAGAATGCGGCGTTATACGATCGGGGAATAAAGGCGGAACAACTAAACAAACGTCTGAGTTTGATGCGGTGTATCCATCATTTTTACCGACAATACCAACAACAGTAGCGTCTACTGATTTAGCGAGCTTGATTGCTTTAATAAGTCCAACAGAAACATTACGCTCTTCGTCGCCACCACCAACAGAAAGAATAAAGATAGTATCAAGATGATTTAGTCGGCTTACTTTGAGATACTCGACAAATACGGTGTCAAACCCTTCATCGTTTGTTCGAGCAGTAACTTCTGATGCGTTATCAGTTGGTGCATAAGCTTCGATTCCGCAGAGCTTTCGGAGGTCGTTAACCATGTGTGAGGCATTGCCAGCACTACCGCCAACTCCAAGTACGAAGACACGACCTTCGTTGTAATCTCTAGTATTTGAGAGGGCTGAAACAAGGCGCTCTACTCCATTCTTATCAATAGTATCGGCAATTGAAACGACTTCTGAAAAATACTGATCACTAAAACTCATGTCAAACGGCTCCTCAATTCAGTTGAACTATAACCATGATACCTGTTATTATATAGTATTTCTATCCCACGCTTCTCACAAATATCCTGACCAGTTACATATGTGTCCTTATATTCAATACCAACGAATCGAATGTTGATGGGTTCAATAGCCATGATATTGATAAGGTCTTCTTCTGTTTCGTATGGAATAATCTCATCAACGTACTTGCAAGCACGAAGCTGAACATATCTTTCATATACAGATTGAACAGGAGCATTTTTAGCAGGACGGTCAACTCTAGGATTTACATGCAGTCCTACAATCAACCAATCACAATGTTCCTTACATTCTCTAAGCATTTCGACGTGACCTGCATGAAGCAAGTCGAATGCACTACAAGTAAATCCTGTGCTCATTTAAATACTCTAAATCCTGCTTTTTCATGTTGATGGACACCAATACATTCATAATTCATATCGTTCTTTACAAGATACTCATTGAATGCTTTAAACTCGTGATCTTCATAACCACCATAACCAAAAATTTCGTCGAATACAATAATAGTTCCGTCTACGATTCTATCCTGCAAATTATCAAAGATAGTTTTTGTCGCAGAATAGATATCACAGTCGATATGAAGAAAAGCCACAGGTCCTTCATTTTCTTCTAGGAATGGAGCTAGCGTATCTTCAAACCAACCCTTAACTAAGGTTACGTTTTCTGGAAGATCTGTAGGAACGTCGCAAGCGAACGCTCCTTTTAGGACGCTTGGTCTCCAATCTTCAGGCAACCCTTCGAACGAATCGAAACCATAAACAGTTTTGTTAGGAAATCCATTCGCTATCTTTCGGATAGAGTCACCACGAGCAACGCCGAACTCTAATACCAAACCATCGACTTTTGTAGCTTCAAAGTATGTAGACATATTAAAGTCTACATTCGGTGCATTTGTTATTCTATCAAGAAGTAGGATCAACGGACTTACCCAAGTACTTCATAATGTTTCCCGGGCTCGAAACGCCATAAGGATCATCTTCAGCACTGTCTGTAAAACCAGGTTCCTCGAACCAAGCTTCAACAACGCCGTTGTTTACAATGGCTGCGTAACGCCAGCTACGTTCGCCGAAACCGAGATTTTCTTTATCGACCAACATCCCCATTTTCTGGGTGAATGTTCCATTTCCGTCGGGAATCATCTTTACGTTTCTGAGGCTCTGTGACTTAGCCCAAGCATTCATAACGAAAGCATCGTTGACTGAGATACAATAGATTTCGTGGATACCGTGTTCACGAAACTTATCATACATAAAATCAAAATCAGGTAGCTGAAACGTATCGCAAGTTGGCGTAAAAGCTCCGGGCAAAGAGAAAATAATAACTCTCTTGTCGCCAAACAAATCGTAGCTGTTTACGTCCTTCCAACGGTAAGGATTAGATCCGTCAACGCTTTCGTCACGGACACGTGTTTTAAACGTAACAGCAGGAATCAATTCACCGATTCTCTTAGCGTTACGCTTCTTGTTTTCTGATTCTTTCCAATCGTCAAAATCGTGCATAATAACCTCCTTTAGGCTTGACGTGTTAGGTAATTAGGGCGGATATACTTAGCGCCAAAGAATTCCTTGACGAGATTGATAACAACCTGATCATCATATTCTTTGCAAGAAAATACATCGAGGTACATAGCATTACCGCCCATACCGTCGTCTGGTACAAAGTGAGCACAAATGTTTGAAGTTTCGATAAGCTGAACAAGAGTATACCCAGCCTTATTACCAGATCCAAAATTTACGATCTGTGGTTCGCCATATGCGACCATGTCAATGTCCTTGACGAGACGCTTCACGAAATTGTAAATAGTATTTTCGCTGGTGATACACGCATGATCAAGTTCTGCGCAATCAAGCATTAGATGAAACCCCCAGTATGCCATATTATTCTCCTTTCAAAGATTTTGATTTGTGGATGAAACCCAGTTTTTGTTTTTCTGGCCATTGCTTAAGATAATCATTATCTTCGTCGAAGAGGCGCAGGTATTCTTCTTTAGTGATTGTTCTACTTGAAATGTCAAACTCGCCAAGGTGGCGTTGACTCATTTCTTCTACTGTTCCTGGGTCGAGAATAACATCTTCGACTGCCCAAGTGTTGTCATCGCCTTCAGGAATTTCAACGGCATAACGATGAAGAAACTGCGAGATAGTTTCAACCAAAACTAACTTTGACATTTTTAGTACCCGTCAATTTCCTGAACATATTCTACTGAGTCGATACGGAAAGAACGCCAACCGCCGGCATGAACATCCCAACAAGCTATAACGTTTTTGTTCTCACGCTTCTTGTGTTCTTCGTCTAGGTGTTTGGAGTCTATGCTGATTGGAATGTAACGTTGATCTAGCGTACAACGCATAATACGCTTTTCGCCGTTTACCTTATTAAAAGTCACTTCACATACCTTCTGCTTGAGATCAGCAAGCAGAGTATCACGCTGATAAGTTGTCATAATATCACCTATTCATTCAAGAGGATTTGTGGCTTATTTAGTTCTTCGTTTAGTTTTTCTGCGAGCTGAGTATACCCACCGATGTAAAACCCATCAACAACGATCACGGGAAACGTCTTTGCTGTCGGGTATGTTTCTAACAGATGTTCACGGGTGAAATCCCTATCAAGGATCTTTTCCCGTAATGAATACCGTTCTTTGAAAGAGCTGTTTTTGCTCGTACACAATACGGGCAGTCTGGCTTCGACCAGATAACTACATTACCAATCATGACAAACGAATATCCCAGTAAGCATCAATATCAAGAGGATCCGTCGGGTCGTATCCGTTGATAATCATATCAGCCACTACTAGGTCTTCTAGATACACTTTCATTTGCTTTCACTCCTATATAGATCAGTTTACCATCTCGGTAAAGTTTGAAGATCGTTCTATCGCTTTCGAAAACCACCTTAACATCATTATAGCGGGTTTTCATTTTTTTGTCAACCATAAAGATGCTCTTTGATTGACTTTTTTTCTTTTTTTTCATAATACGCTAGAGTGGTTAGTAATTTCTTTTCTTTCTCGTCAGCATATGGTTCCAAGTCTAAATCAGGCGGAACAATATCAAGTTGATCCGTATGAACCTTTTTTA